TAAATGGATATTTAACATCTACAGATTGGAGTATATTTAATGGGAAACAAAATTCTTTAGGATATACACCTGAAAACGTAGCGAATAAATCAGATAGTTATACATTATCTTCAACAACTACATATCCAAACACTAAGGCTTTAGTTGATGGGTTAGGAACTAAATTTACTTTACCTTCATTAACTTCAGGTTCAGTTTTATTTTCAAATGGAACAACTATTAATCAAGATAATACAAATTTCTTTTGGGATAATACGAATAAAAGGTTAGGGATTGGAACGAATGCACCTGCTGTTACTTTCGATGTAACAGGGATAGCAAGAATTACAAATGGAATAAGAGTTAATAATGTTGGTATTGCATATGGTCCTTGGGGGCAAAATCCTTTAGAGATTGGAACAAATGGAAGTCATTTTATAATACAAGCTACAAATGGAGGCAATACTTCTTTTGGTTCAACTGTTAATTTAGGTGCGAAAGTAGGTATCAAAGCACCTGGAGCATTATCAACAGATATAGCTTTGAGAGTTCGAAATAGTGCTGATACTGCTGATTTAATGACTGTTAACGGAGATAATAATATTTTTGTAATAAATAATGGTTCAAGTGGTGTTTTTAATATTTCTAATGGAAGTAATTACGGATTATCAATTTATGGTTTTCAAAATTCTCCTGTAATCGGGGCATTTACATCAATTGGATTTGGACAAATTGCTACAAGTAAAACACAAGGAACATTGTCATCTCATACAATGTTTTTAGATGTAGTTAATAAAAATGTAGGAATTGGAACAACTACGCCAACGGTTGGATTAGATACAAGAGGTGGTTTTAATTTATATACTGCTTTAGGTAGTCACTATTTAACTTCAAGTTCAGTAAGTTCAACAGACGCCACTTTAAAATTCACAAGAGGCTCAGAAAATGGTTGGTATAGATTTAAATTTGGAAGCGGACTTGAAATAGCTTCAGATAATTCAAGTGGAGAATGTAGATTTAATGCTCCTGCTGGTGGTTTTTTTAGTACTTTTTACTCAAATGGAGTAGAAAGAATGAGAATGACAACAACAGGAAATACTTTAATCAACACCACAACAGACAACGGTGGTAAACTTCAAATCAAAGCACCTGGAGCATTATCAACTGATATAGCTTTGAGAGTTAGAAATAGTGCTGATACTTTAGATATAGTTACAGTTCAAGGAGATGGAAGTTTAAAAATAGGACAAACCTCTGCAACGGTTGGAAGTTTAATAGTAACGGGTCAACTTGGAAATGCAGGTGCAACTTCAGCAAATTTTAACTCAACTAATAATAATATGAGTTTTAATGCAGGTTATTATTTTGCATTTAGATGTACAAATGATTCAAATAAGATATTATTTGGAACTGCTTACGATAGTCCTTCAGCAACAACATTTGGATATAATGAAAGAAGATATGTAGTAGGAGCAAGTACAATGGATACTTCAGCTGTTTTACAATCAGATAGTACCACAAAAGGCTTCCTTCCTCCAAGAATGACAACTGTACAACGTGATGCAATAGTAACGCCTGCAACGGGTTTACAAGTTTATAATACTACATTAGGAACACAAGATTTCTATAATGGTACAAGTTGGAATAGATTTGGAACACAAACTTTAATTAGAGCAGGTGGAGCATTATCAACTGATATAGCTTTACGAGTTCGTAATAGTGCTGATACTGCTGATTTGATGACTGTTAATGGATTGGGTACATTGTCACTTCCTTCAGTAACAAACGCAGTTAGTTCATTTTCTTTAATTGCGCCTACAAGAGCATTTTATTTTACTACAAATTCAGGTGGCGGTAAATTTAATTCAATAGGAGCAGGGCCAAATGGAGCAACAGGGTCACCAGGGTCTTTTGGTTTTGTAATAAGTAATGGTTGGAATTTTTCAATTGGACTTGATGATTCTGTAGCAAATTCATTATTCACAACTTCACTTACTGGAAATAATGTAGGGCAAGTTAGAATAGGAACTCAGGAAAGTAATACAAGTGCTATTTTAAGTACAAACTCAACTACTCAAGGTTTCCTCCCTCCAAGAATGACAAACGCACAAAGATTAGCAATAGCTACACCTGCAGTTGGATTGATGGTTTATTGCACAGATGCAACAGAAGGTTTATATATTAACAAGTCCACAGGATGGGCATTTATAATTTAACAAATAAATAAATAAAAATGGGATTATTAGTAAGTGCTACGGCAGAAAAAAAGATTTTAATTAAAGGTACAGAGATTGAATTACCAAGCGTTTATGTTCGTTTAGAATATGGAGCAAGAGCAAATGGTGTAACGTTAGAAATAGCAGCTACAACGTATGATTCAGAAGCAGCGTATAAAGCAGGCGGAAGTTCTTTGATTACAGATGTACCACAATCAAATATTGTAGTTGAACTAGAAGAAGGTCAATTGCAAGATTTAACAAGTGCAGAACTATATGCAAAAGCTAACTACGAAGAGCTTGAGTATATAGTTGAAATTATTTAACTATCTTTGTAAAAAAAATTAATCAAATGAAAGTATTAGAAAAACAAGAATTAGAATCGTTGAAGGAAATTAATGGTAAATTTAATTCCTTAAGAAACTCTATAGCAGACACTGAGATCTCTATAAAGCAACTAGAAAACAATAAAGTTTTAATATTTGCAGAGTTGGAAAAGGTATCATTAGAGCATAAAGAAATTGAAACGTCTTTATTCGAAAAGTATGGTAAGGTAAGTGTTAACCTAGAAAATGGAGAGATAAATGACTAAGATAAGTGAATATGCTGAAATATCAATAGCCACGACTGATGACCTATTGATTGGAACCGATGTGACTCAATCTAACGAAACTAAAAACTTTGGTATTCAACAGATAATTGATCTAACACTAGAGCCAGGAGTTAGCGGTACATTCGTATCTCTTGACGAAAAAACTATCACTGTAGTTAACGGTCTAATTACGTCTATAGTATAACCAATGGATATTCGTAAAATATCAATAGGTCCAGACTATAAAAACGCTATGAGCTATCTCCAGGGACAAGAAGTCCTTGGAGGTTCTCATAAGATACACCTTATATTCTTCGATGAGTTTAAGGATAGTTTTAAGATATGGATAGAGAATGATTCTGACGAGGTATTACTTTGGAAGGAGTTCAACTCTAACATGCCAGTTTCTATAGAGTATAATATAAACTTCTAAATGAAGTCTCCTTATTGCTTTATCGTAAAGCCATTAGATGGTAAGCGATATAATAACACCAAAGAGGTTGGAGGTATTAATCTAGTAGTAAGTACATCTCAAGAGGACCATACCGTATCTAATAGACTAGGCGTAGTAGAGAGTACTCCTATAGGATATACTGGAGAGATAGTTCCTGGAGACCTGCTACTTGTACATCATAATGTATTTAAACTATATTATGATATGAAAGGAAACGAAAAGAGCGGAGCAAGTTTTCTTAAGGATGACTTGTTTATGGTAGATGAGGAACAATTCTTTATGTACCTTCACAATAATAAATGGAGTGCTCACTCTAAGTATTGCTTTATCAAACCAGTTAAAAGTAGGGAGTCTATAATATATAAGAATACAGAAGAGGAGCCCCTAATTGGAACTATAGAGCACATAAATCAAGAGTTGCTAGATCTAGGTCTAAGCATTGGAGATGAGATCTCGTTTGAGCCAAATAGTGAGTACCCATTTTATATAAATGATGAGAAGCTATACAGGATGCTTACAAAAAATATTACAATCAAATGGAATTAAAGTCAATTAAAGAAAGAATTATAGCTGCTGGTTATAAGGCAGTAGAGGAATTAATCAAGATCGCTGAGGATAAGGTATTATCTGGTGGAGATGATGACCTGTCTGCTGATAAACTTAAGAATGCTGCTGCCACAAAACGCCTTGCAATAGAAGATGCCTTTCAAATCTTAAATAGGATAGAGCTAGAGCAAGAAAAACTAATTGATGATTCTGTAACAAGTGTAAAAACCGAACCTAAAGTACAAGGATTTGCAGAAAGACGATCAAAATAATTTATATACTATAGTTAATGACCACGTCCCTCCTCAGGTTATTGTTGTAAAAAACAAAAGCAAGAGTTGGGAGTATGGCTATAACGAGAAGTATGATATGGTGGTAATATCTAAGGATGGCACTATAGGTGATATTTATAATATAAGTGGACTACTAGTGGCGCTGCCATCTGTTCCGAATTCAGTATATAAGCGTGACGATAAAAAAGAAAATCAGTACTGGGAACCATCTGAGTACCCTAAAGAACTTAGCAATATTAAGACTATATTCAACTGGCACACTATGCCTAAGAATTTTAAGGATGAGTGGGTTGACTATATAGAAGGAGAGTTTGACAGGAGGGAGCACGGATTCTTCTTTATGAATAATGGAGTTAGTACCTACATCACTGGATCGCACTATATGTACTTGCAGTGGACCAAGATCGATGTTGGACTTCCAGACTACCGTGAGGCTAATAGGATATACTTTATATTCTGGGAAGCCTGTAAGGCTGATAGCCGTTCGTTTGGAATGGTGTATCTAAAGATTAGACGTTCTGGATTCTCATTTATGGGATCAAATGAACTATCTAATACTGGAACACTTGCAAAGGATGCAAGACTTGGAATCCTATCAAAGACTGGTAACGATGCCAAGACGATGTTTACAAACAAGGTTGTGCCAATTATAAGTAACTATCCATTCTTCTTCAAGCCTATTCAGGACGGTATGGATAAGCCAAAGACAGAGCTTGCGTTTAGGGTTCCTGCGGCTAAGATTACAAAGAAGAATATGTATGAAAGTACAGATAATAATTCAGACATAAAAGGTCTTGATACTACTATTGACTGGAAGAATACTGCTGATAACAGCTATGATGGTGAAAAACTACTGCTGCTAGTACATGACGAAAGCGGTAAATGGATTAAGCCAGACAACATCTTAAATAACTGGCGTGTAACTAAGACCTGTCTTAGGTTGGGTTCTAAAATCATTGGAAAGTGTATGATGGGATCAACTCCTAATGCACTTGAAAAGGGAGGAGCTAACTTTAAAAAATTATACGAAGAATCAAACGTAAACACTCGTAATGCCAATGGTCAGACCAAGTCTGGTATGTACTCTCTATATATACCAATGGAGTGGAACTTTGAGGGTTATATCGATAGATATGGAATGCCTGTATTTAGAAAGCCAGCAAAACCAGTACTTGGTATAGATGGACAGATGATATCTAATGGAGCCATTGACTACTGGGAGAACGAGGTATCTTCGTTAAAGAATGATGCTGACGCACTGAACGAGTTTTATAGACAGTTTTCAAGGACAGAATCTCACGCGTTTAGAGATGAGAGTAAGGCATCTATATTCAATCTAACGAAGATATACCAGCAAATCGATTATAACGACTCTTTAATTAAGGATAGGGTACTTACACGAGGCTCTTTTAGTTGGTTAAATGGAGAGAAGGATACAAAGGTGGTATGGACTCCAGATCCAAGGGGTAGATTTAATGTATCTTGGATTCCAGAGAAGGACTTGCAGAACAGGATTATTTATAAGAACGGAATGAAGTATCCAGGTAACGACCATATTGGAGCGTTCGGATGCGATCCATACGATATATCTGGTACAGTTGGTGGCGGAGGATCTAATGGTTCTCTTCACGGTCTTACCAAGTTTAATATGGACAACGCACCAAGTAACCAGTTCTTCTTAGAGTACATTGCAAGGCCACAGACCGCAGAGATATTCTTTGAGGAGGTTTTAATGGCGTGCGTGTTCTATGGTATGCCAATCTTGGTGGAGAACAATAAGCCAAGGCTGCTGTATCATTTAAAGAATAGGGGGTACAGAGGATTTTCTATTAACAGGCCAGATAAGCACTATAATAACCTCTCTAAGACAGAGAAAGAGCTTGGAGGTATTCCTAACTCTTCTGAGGATGTTAAGCAGTCTCACGCGTCTGCAATTGAGTCGTACATTGAAAAGTATGTAGGTCTTGATTTAGAGGGAACATATAGAGACTCTGACGAGATGGGTTCGATGTACTTTACACGAACAATCGAGGAGTGGTCTAAGTTTGACATAAATAATAGGACCAAGTTTGATGCTGCAATTAGTTCAGGATTAGCTATCATGGCTAATCAAAAAAATCAGTATGCACAAGTTAAAAAAGAATCGAAAATAATCTTTAACTTTGCAAAGTATAATAATAGCGGAACGCAGAGCGAAATAATAAGATAAATGAAGGACGTAAGTATTAAGATTAATCCAACTAGCTTTCCTAACCAATTTGCTTCGGATAAAGAGAAGGAGTCAATAGAATACGGGTTACAGATAGGCCAGAGTATTACATATGAGTGGTTTAAGAAAGATAGTAATGGATGTAGATTTTACGACCAGCGTGCAAACTTTCACAAATTAAGGCTATACGCAAGAGGCGAACAGTCTATTGGAAAATATAAGAATGAACTATCTGTTGATGGAGACTTGAGTCACCTTAATTTAGATTGGACTCCTGTACCTATTATACCAAAGTTTATTGATATAGTGGTAAATGGAATGACAGATAGAATGTTTAAGGTTAAGGCTTATGCGCAGGATGCTATGTCTACCGATAAACGTTCAAGGTTCCAGAATGCTGTGCAGACAGATATGGCTGCTAAAGATTTACTACTTCAAGTAAAAGGGCAGTTTGGTATCGATGCATTTGATACTCCTCCAGAGGATCTTCCAGAGACAGATGATGAGCTTTCATTGTTCATGCAGATTAACTACAAGCCTGCTATAGAGATAGCTGAAGAACAAGCAATTAACACAATATTTGACGATAATAAATATAACGATATTCGTAAGAGTATTGATTTAGACATTGCTACCATTGGAGTAGGAATGGCTAAGCATATGTTCTTACCTGGAGATGGTGTTAGAATTGAGTATGTTGATCCAGCTAATGTAGTATATAGCTATACTGAGAATCCATACTTTAAGGACTGTTTCTATTGGGGAGAAGTTAAGATGGTTCACACAACTGAGCTTATGAAGATTGATCCTACACTTACTACCGATCAGTTGGCTGAGATAGCTAAGTACGGAGAGTCTTGGAATAGCCAGTACGGATTGTCTCAATTAAATAATAGTTTATTCAGTAGAGATACAGCTACATTGCTTTACTTTAACTATAAGACTACTAAGAAGATAGTATACAAGAAGAAGAAGTTAGAGAACGGTACCGAGAAGATGATACCTAAGGACGATAGCTTTAATCCTCCACAGGAGATGATGGAAGAAGGAAACTTTGAAAAGATTGAAAAGACTATCGATGTTTGGTACGATGGTATAATGGTTGCTGGTACAAATATTATGTTGAAGTGGGAGTTATCTAAGAATATGGTACGACCTAAATCAGCTACACAGCACGCAATACCTAATTATGTAGCATGTGCTCCAAGGATGTATAAAGGGAATATTGAGTCATTGGTAAAAAGAATGGTTCCATTCGCTGATTTAATTCAGATTATTCACCTTAAGATGCAACAAGTATTGGCTAAGGTAGTTCCTGATGGTGTATTTATTGATGCCGATGGTATTAATGAGGTAGACCTTGGTACAGGTGCGGCATATAATCCAGAGGATGCTTTGAGATTATACTTCCAAACAGGTAGTGTGATTGGTAGAAGCTACACTGGAGATGGAGAATTCAATAATGCAAGGATTCCAATCTCAGAACTAGGTACAAATAGCGGTCAAGCTAAATTACAAAGCTTAATCGGTAGTTATAACCACTATATGGGTATGATTAGAGATGTAACTGGTCTAAACGAAGCACGTGATGGTTCAACTCCTAATCCTGATGCATTGGTTGGAGTTCAGAAGTTAGCAGCATTAAATTCAAACACAGCAACAAGACATATATTAGAATCAAGTTTATATATCACACGTTCATTATCAGAGGCTATATCTTATAGAGTTGCAGATATTTTAGAGTACTCGGACTTTAAGGAAGAGTTTACTAATCAGATCGGTAGATATAGTGTAGGAATATTGGAAGATATTAAGGACCTATACATCTATGACTTTGGTATCTTTATAGAGGTAACTCCTGACGAGGAAGAGAAGGCACAATTAGAACAGAACATTCAGATATCATTATCTCGTGATTCTATCTTATTAGAGGATGCTATTGATATTAGAGAGATGCGTAATCTTAAACTAGCTAACCAGCTTCTTAAACTTAAAAGAAAGAAGAGAGAAGAGCAGAAACAAAAACAAGCACAGGAGGCTCAGCAGATGCAAGGTCAGTTACAACAACAGTCACAGCAATTAGCTGCGCAGGTTGCATTGCAACAGGTACAGGCAGAAACTCAGGCTAAGTTACGGGTAAAACAGGCTGAATCAGCTTTTGATATTCAGAAGATGCAGAGTGAAGTTCAAGCCAAGTTACAGTTAATGCAGCTTGAGTTTGATTACAATATGCAGCTAAAAGGAATTGAGGTTCAGACTACAAAGTCAAAAGAGCAGATGAAGGAAGACGCAAAAGATAAGCGTGTTAGTTTACAGAATACACAACAATCTAAGCTGATTGATCAACGTAAAAACAACTTACCACCAGTGGATTTTGAGTCTACAAATGATAACTTAGATGCGTTTGATTTGTCTAAATTTGGACCAAGATAACATATAAAATTAATAACTAACTTTGCAAAAAAATATATATGGCAACGATACCTAGTGGAACTAGATTTATAGGAATAGCAACATCAGTAGATTTAATAGAAAGAAAGTCTGCGGTACTTAACAAACAGACTGAACCTTTTACAGTTGAAGATATTGCTTCATTTGTAGGTGTTGGATCACAAGGACCTCAGGGTGTTCAAGGACCTGCTGGACCATTAGGACCTGTTGGACCTGCTGGATTAAACTGGCAAGGATCGTGGGTTTCAGGAACTTCTTATGTAGCAGATGATGCTGTAGGATATAATGGAGCTTCTTGGTTTTGCATACTTGCAACATCAGGTACAACTACTCCTAATTTAGATACAACTCACTGGGCTTTATTGGCATCTCAAGGTGCACAAGGTATTCAAGGAGTACAAGGACCAACTGGACCTCAAGGACCTGCTGGAACTTCTGGAGATGGAATTGCTAAGGTATTAAAAACTACTATTACTAGTGCTCAGGTATTGCAGTTGTTTACAACTCCAATAACTATATTAAATAGTAACAATCCATTAACAGTTGCATATCCAACAAATATTTATATAAAAAGATTAACTGGAAATGGATATACATTAGCAGCTACTACACTAGCAGTTGTAAATGATTTTGGAACAACATTGACATCAAATATAAATGCAAACCCATTAACTGGATCACAAGCAGGATATACTCAATCTGTTATATCATTAAGTCAAAACCTTTCTGGTGGAGATAAAAATACATTATATAAATTAAAGGCTAACGTTGGAAATCCAACACTTGGTACTGGAGATTTAGAGGTATACGTTACGTATATAGAGATTACTCTATAAAAATTAAATAAATAAATCAAATCAAATGGAAAATTTTACAGTAAAAGAAGTAGGTGCTGTAGAGCAAAAGTCTGTTCAAGAAATTGAGCAAACGCTCTTAGACCAACACGAAGAGAGTCAACATCAAGAGGTAGTAGTACCAGAGGTTGCTCAAGAAGAAGAAAAAGTAGTAGTTACTCCAGAGTATGGAGATTCAGACGTTCTTTCATATATTAAGAATAGATACAATAAGGATGTTAACTCTATTGACGAGTTACTTCAAAAAAGAGAGGATGCAGAAGAATTGCCTGGCGATGTATCTGCATACTTTAAATATAAAAAAGAAACTGGAAGAGGTATCGAAGATTTTGCTAAGTTAAGCAGAAACTATGACGACCTTAGTCCAGAACAATTATTAGCAGAGTATTACTCTCAAACAGAAGAAGATTTAGACCAAGATGATATCGCGTATATGATTGAGGATAAGTTTGCTTATGATGAGGACCTTGATGAGCCTAAGGACATTAAGAAGAAGGAGATTGCTAAGAAAAAAGAACTTGCTAAGGCAAAGAAATTTTTTGAAGATTCAAAAGAAGCATATAAAATACCTATCGAGTCGAGAGGTGGTTTAGTTTCAGATGATGAAAAAGAAAGTTACAATGCTTACAAGAAATATGTTCAAGAATCACAGACCTATCAGCAAGAGAGTTCTAGAAAATCTGAATATTTTCAGCAAAAAACAGAAGAAATTTTTTCCAATGAGTTCAAAGGTTTTGAGTTCAATGTTGGAGACAAGAGTATAACGTTTTTACCTGGAGATGCATCAGAACTAAAGAAAGCTCAGTCAGATGTTACAAACTTCATATCTAGACATCTAGATGAGAATGGACTAATATCAGATGCTAAGGGTTATCATCGTTCATTAGCAGCAGCTATGAATCCTGAGAAAATGGCCAAGTTCTTTTATGAGCAGGGTAAGACTGATGCGCTATTAGATAGCACAAGAAAAATAAAAAATATAGATATGGAGACACGAAGTGTACCACAATCTAGCAGTCAATCAGGTTTTAAAGTTACAGCTTCGGATAGTGATAGTGGTAGAGGACTAAAAATTAGAAGTTATAAACAATAAAAACAAAGACTATGTCAGTAATGCCAACTCCTGGGTTTTCATTAACCCCATCGGCTGAAAGAAAAACTCTTTCTACCAATTACATCACCGATTTCAACTTCTTGAATCAGTATCTTCCTGATACTTACGAGAAAGAATTTGAAAGATACGGAAATCGCTCAGTTGCATCTTTCTTAAGAGCAGTTGGAGCTGAAATGCCATCTAACTCTGACCTTATCAAATGGGCAGAACAAGGGCGTTTACACACTAAATATGTTGACTGTACGTCTGCTGATGCAGTAAATAGCGATACAGCTACTATTACAGTGAATGATACTATCTCTGGTGGTATTGCATTTAGAAAAGGACAGACAGTTTTCTTGTCTGATAATAGCGTTGCTGCTAATTCAAACAAAGCAATCATTACAGACGTAGATTATACTGCTGGTACTTTTGATGTTGCTTACTACGAAGGGACAGGACAATCTTTTCCATTAGGATCTGATGTTACTGCATTCGTTTATGGTTCTGAATTCAAAAAAGGAACTGAAGGAATGGAAGAGTCTCTTGAGTCAGTTGATGACATCTTCGAGAACAGTCCAATCATCATCAAAGATAAATATGCAGTATCTGGTTCAGATATGGCACAAATCGGATGGGTTGAAGTAACTACTGAAAACGGAGCTACTGGATACTTATGGTACATTAAATCAGAGCACGAAACTCGTTTGCGTTTTGATGACTACTTAGAGATGAGTATGATTGAAGCAGTTCCTGCTGAAGCTGGTTCTGGAGCTGTTGCAAATACAGTTTACGGAAACAAAGGTTCTGAAGGTTTATTCTATTCTATCAATGATAGAGGAAATGTTTGGGGTGGTGGAAATCCAACTGCTTTATCTGATTTCGATGCTATCATCCAACGTTTGGACAAACAAGGAGCTATCGAAGAGAATGTATTGTTCTTGAACCGTCAGTTCTCTTTTGATGTTGACGATATGTTAGGAGCACAATCTTCTAATGCCGCTGGTGGAGTTTCTTACGGTTTGTTTGACAACGATAGAGAGATGTCATTGAACTTAGGTTTCACAGGTTTCCGTAGAGGTTACGATTTCTACAAAACTGACTGGAAATACTTAAACGATGCTACATTAAGAGGTGGTATTGTAGGTGGATCTGTTAATGGTGTATTAGTTCCTGCTGGTTCTACTACAGTTTACGACCAAGTTCTTGGTAAAAACGCTAAACGTCCATTCTTACACGTACGTTACAGAGCTTCTGAAACTGAAGACAGACGTTACAAAACTTGGATCACTGGTTCTGCTGGTGGAGCTTCTACTTCTAGCTTAGATGCTATGGAAGTTCACTTCTTATCTGAAAGAGCTTTATGTACTTTAGGTGCAAATAACTTCTTCATTTTTGAAGCATAACCAATAAATATCTTAACAGAGGGACATCTGTGTCCCTCTGTTATTTTTTAAATAATTTAAATCTTATCAAATGAAAAATCAAGCAGTTTTAACGGATAAAGTATATATCCTAAAGAAAAAGAATACGCCACTTACTTATATGTTGGCATCAAGAAATACCCACAGAGCAGCACTATTGCACTTTGATGGAACTTCACAAAGAGCATTAAGATACGCAAGAAACCAAAAGAGCCCATTCGAAGATGAGCAGGATGGAAATGCTATCTTAGAACCTATTATCTTTGTGGATGGAGCACTGAGTGTTCCAAAAAATAATCCAGTATTACAGTACTTTTTAGATATACATCCTGCAAAGGGTTCTATATTTGAAGAAGTTAATACAGAGAAGGATGCAACATCTGATGTTGATAGATTAACAAGCGAATTAGATGCACAGATTGCAGCAAGAGACTTAAGTATTGAGTTACTTGAAGCAGTAGCTCGTGTATTGCTTGGTTCTAAAATTGAAAAAATGTCAACAGCTGAATTGAAGCGTGATGTTCTTGTTTATTCAAGAAATAACCCAAGACAATTCTTAGAGATGTTGAATGATCCAATGCTACAACTTCAAAATACTTGTGCTAAATTCTTTGAGTATGATATATTGAGATTAAAAAATAAGGGAAGAGATATTTATTATAACTTACCTTCTAATAAAAAGAAACTACTTACCGTTCCATTTGGAGAGGAAACAGTATATATCTTAGCGTCATACCTTCAGACTGATGAAGGAATCGAGGTCTTACGACTACTAGAGAATCACGTTAAGTAAATTAATAAGCACCCTAAAAAATAGGGTGTTTTTTTTTAGTATCTTTGTAAAAAGTTTTATAAATGATAAATTCGGTTAGAAACACTGTATTGTCGGTAGCTAATAAGAATAACTTTGGGTATATTACACCTGATGATTTTAACTTATACGCCAAACAAGCACAGTTAGATATATTTGAGAATTATTTCTACCAATATAACAATTGGATAGTTAAGCAAAATGCAAGAATGTCTGGTACTGGATACTCGGATATTGTAAAACACTTAGAGGAGACTATCGATAGTTTTTCAACTACAACTACCTTGGTTTACGATGTTCCATCTGGAACCTTTGAATTACCGTCTGACTATTATTACCTAAACTCAATTAGATATAATAACTCTAAAGAGATTGACAGGGTTACTCAAGATAAATTACTTTATCTATTGACTTCTAATCTTACAAGTCCATCGACTATGTTTCCTGTTTATTCAATGGAATCAGCGTCTTTAACGGTATATCCTGATACTATTGACTCATTAGTTAAGGCTCAGTATATTCGTATGCCTAAGGATCCGAAATGGACATATACTACTATTGTAGGAGGAACTCCTTTATTTAACCAATCAGATATTCTTTATCAAGACTTTGAGATACCAGCGTCTGATGAGATATCTTTAGTTTCTAAAATATTACAATACGCAGGAATATCTATCAGAGAGGCCGATGTATACGCATTTGGAACCTCTCAAGAAGCTGCTAATAAACAAATAGAAGGATAATATGGCGTACTTAAACGGTTACCAATACTATGAGAACTCAGGTAATAATCCTGAAAATGAAAACTGGGGTTCTTACCAATATATATCATTATCTGACCTAGTAAATAACTTTATGTTAATGTATGTTGGTAATGATAAACTAATAAATAATATTAGTAAATATAATATTCTATTTCATGCAAAACGTGGTATTCAAGAAATAAACTACGATGCCTTAAAGGAAATCAAGGTATTAGAGATAAGTGTATGTGATGATTTAAAATTTGTTCTGCCAAACAACTATGTTAACTATGTTAGAATATCATTATTCAAAAACGGAATACTTAGACCTCTTTCTGAAAACATACAGGTTAACCATAGCAATAGTTACTTACAAGATAATAACTGTCGTGTATTATTTGACCAAAATGGTGATGTATTGGAAGGAACGTCTATACTGGACCATGACAGAATTAATGATACTTTAAGAACTATTTATTTAGGAGAGGGTAAGTTCTCAGGTAGAGAAGGATATAATATCGATGGAAGATGGTACTTTGACTACAATGTTGGTTCAAGATATGGATTAAATACTGAAACAGCAAACTCAAACCCTACCTATAGAATAGACAAGCAATCAGGAGTAATTAACTTTAGTTCTGGAATGGCTGGAGAGCTATGTATCTTAGAGTATATATCTGATGGCATGGAAGGTGGAGATGATTCTGAAGTTCAAGTAAATAAACTTGCTGAGGAGTTTATGTATGCGTATATGAAGTATGCTATATTAAACAACAAACAGGGAGTTCAAGAATATGTCGTACAACGCGCTAAGAAGGACAAAACAGCCCTTTTAAGGAATGCAAAAATAAGATTGAGTAATATGCATCCAGGGAGATTATTGATGAACCTGAGAGGCAAAGACAAATGGATAAAATAGTATGGCAAACGTTGAGGTAAATTTCTTAGCTGGTAAAATGAATAAAGATTTTGACGAGAGGGTTGTTCCTCCTGGTCAATATATTGATGCATTAAATGTTAGGATTGGATCAACTGAATTGGATAGTGTTGGTGCTTTAGAAAATTCAAAGGGTAATACTCAACTTACAGATATACAGTTTCAAGGGAACGGACTTGGCAAATTTGCAAGATGTATTGGATCGTATGAGGATGGTTCTAACGAAACATTGTACTGGTTTATATGTGATCCAGGGAGTGTAGATATGATTCTATCTTACAATACTAATAATAATGTAATAACATATCACGTGGTATCTACAACTGTATTAAACTTCAGTTTAGATTACCTTATAAATGGCATAAATAAGATTGATGACTTATTATTTTGGACCGATAATTTAAATCCTCCAAGAAAAATAAATGTAACAAGGAGTTATGCTCAACCTATATACGCTGTTGACCAAATAACTGAAGATGATATTTCTGTTATTGTAGCACCTCCGTTAGAGGCTCCTTCGTTACAGCTTTATAATCAAGCTGGCGAAGAGAATTATATTACTGAAAGATTTATATCGTTTGCATACCGTTATAAGTATAAAGACAACGAGTATAGCGCATTATCTCAATTTAGTGAGATAGCATTTGAGCCAAGTAATTTTGAGCTAGATTACTCTACGTATACAAACAAATCAATGCAGAATATATTTAATTCTGTAAATGTATCTTTTAATACTGGAGATAATCACGTAATTGGAATTGACTTATGCTTTAAATTATCTGATTCAAATATTATCAATGTAATTGAGAGATATAGAAAATCAGAACAAGGATGGTTTGACAATGAGGTTAAAACTATATCCTTTAATAATAGAAAGATATATACAACCCTTACAGAGAGTGAGTTACTGAGACTTTATGATAATGTTCCTAGAACAGCCAAGTCTCAAACTACAATGGGTAATAGGTTGGTATATGGAAATTATATTGATGGGTATAATATTGAAGATCCATTAGACTATACATTAGATTTAATAACTGAGAATATAAACTTCTTAGAAGTTCCTTATGAAATAACTGATGGACCTACATATACTATTGATTCTACTGAATCTGTTATATCAAACAACTCTACAGTAACAATTGATTTAGATGGAGTAGAGCTAGTTGAAGGATCGTTATTTTCTATGGGATTTAGTTTACTACATGAGTCGTTTTCTGGATATGCTGACTATGATAATCCACCAGATGAACCTGCTCCGTATAATGAGTTTCAACAAGACTTTTTATTCTCTCTACGTAGAAACTATTCAAGTGTTTATGATTTAGCTACAAGTCCTGAATTTGTAGATGCTATATATACTCATGTACCATTTGGAGGTACAGGAACATCTCTTACTGATATGTTCAATAACTCTATAGTTGCTAAAGGTGCGTTTCCTCCTTTTGATTCTTGGGACGCTGTTGGCAGTGGAATTGTTGGTGTAGATGGAGGATTTACAATTACAGCAACTCCTTCTGGAACCACGATAACTATTCAGGTTCCAGCAGTAAAATTTACAACAGAAGATCCAGCTAATCCTGGAACCTATCTTTATGCTTACGAATACTTTAATAACTCTACTTTTGGTGCTTCATTTACTAAAATAGGCGCCAGACAGAGTTTGCATAGTAATAGAGATTACGAGGTTGCTATTGTATATATGGACGAATATAATAGAAGCTCTACTGCATTAGTAGACACCTTTAACACTGTATTTATACCAGCATCTGCATCTGAAACAAAAAATCATATTAAAGCTACAGTTAATAACTTAGCTCCAGACTGGGCCACAAGATATAAGTTTGTAGTAAAACCATCAAAATCTAACTATCAAGTAGTTTATTCTAATCAATTTTATGTAGAAGATACTGGTTTAACTTGGTTTAAATTAGAAGGAGATAATAGAAGTAAGGTTCAAGAAAACTCTACATTAATTGTAAAGAGAGATACTGACGGTGTGATAGATACCTTAGTGAAAACCAAGGTATTAGAACTTAAATCACAACCTTCTGACTTTATTGAAGGGAATAAAAATGAATCTGATAAACTTATTTTAGAGCCAGCTGGATTATATATGGCCTTGAAATGCACTAATTTTAATGCTGAATATAAGCCAAATAGCTATATTGACTATGGATTAAAGAAAACAGGTACAACTACTCTATATCCTTGCAGCATTGATAATCCTGATTATGTAGTTACAGATCCTCCAACTCCAGGACCATTAAACCAACCTTACATTCCTTATGACATACCTGCTGGAAGTAGAGTTTTTATATCTATAGATATCAATAGAAAAGGAAGTGGAAGTTCTTGTGGTTCGAGTCATTACGTATTTGAAAAAACATTTACATCGTCTCAAGACTATAATAGCTTATATGATTTTGTTCAAGGGGATAGTATTGATTTTGGTTCTGGAACATATACTGGTGGAGAAGATCCTAATCAAAACGATCAAAACCATACGTTAGAAGAATATTTTAATTGTACCGATGGATCTATTTTTGGATACACTTGTCACTTACCATTTATTCAAAACCACAATCAATACGAGTTTCAACTTGATCCTAATACTGGTGAAATGTGGTTAGTTGTAACATCTGGTACTCCAACATGTTATTCTGGAAGTACATCAAGAGTTGCTATGCATATTACAGTTCAAAGAGCTACTTCGTTAATGGTATTTGAAACAGAAGCTGAAGATGCTGATGGAGAAATTTACTATGAAGGCAGTGAAAACTTTACTATTATAGATAGATTTCATACTGGTAATATTCAAAATCAATCATCTTTAGTTCCAGCTATAGTTGACTTAAACTTCTTTAATTGCTTTACATTTGGTAATGGAGTTGAGAGTTATAAGATAAACGACTCATTGATAGGCGCTCCTTTCTATTTAGGAAGTAGAGTTACAGCTGTATCTCAAGAAGAATTTAAGGAAGCTGATAGGTATGCTGGATTAACTTATAGTGGTATATACAATGCTGAAACAAATATAAATAAGCTCAATGAGTTTAATCTTGCTCTTTCTAATTGGAAGGATTGTGAGAAATCATTTGGCCCTATAAATAAACTATTTGCTCGTAAGACCGATATACTTGTTCTACAAGAGGATAAGATATCTTATGTATTGGCAGGTAAAAACTTACTTTCTGATGCTGCCGCTGGAGGAGCTATTACTTCTATACCAGAGGTACTAGGCACTCAGATAGCAAGGATAGAGGATTATGGTATTAGTAATAATCCTGAGAGTTTTGCAGTTCGTGGTAGTGAGATATTCTTTACCGATGCTAAGCGTTCATCTGTGCTAAATTTAAAGGGAGGATCTGCATCATCTGAACAATTGGACGTTATTTCTAATTATGGTATGAAGAACTGGTTTAGAGATAAATTTAAGACTACATTTAACAATCAAAAGATCGGTGGTTTTGATCCGTATATGAATGAATATGTTCTATCTGCTAATGATGAGTCATTGCCAGTTGCTCCAGATGTTTACGAGTGTAATACCACTATATCTAGACAGCTTGTATTTGACACATATACTTATGACGTAGAGGTTGGAACATCTTTAGGAGATGTATCTATTTATTACGATGTTGCGGAAGGATCTGCAAATATATTTGTAACATACAATTCTGTTGAAGTTGTAAATGAGGAAATTACAGGCACTGGAGTCTATGTATTTTATAAGGATTTAATAAATCCTACTAGAGTAACAGTAACCATAGAGTGTCTTGAAGAGACGTCATACACAATAACAACTAAGTGTCCCTTTATAGACGAACTTTCATTGGTTAGAATAGTATACAACTCTTCATCTGTAGAGAATCAGACTATTCATAATAACTTTAACTGGTCATTAGATGATATTAACAGCGTCTATAATGTAGATAGTATTTTATTTGAGCCTGATGGAGTATCTTTTTATGATATAATGACTGGACAACCATCTGTTGGAGTTATTCCAGTAAATGGAAGTACTGTTAAAATTCAGTCTAATAAATTATATTCTGATGACTTTATATTTAATCCATCAATACATAAATTTAAATATTTAGTGTCTGATACCCTTTATACTGAATTTGATCAAGCTATAATAGATCCATTACTAACTACCTGCACTCCATTATTGAATCCTGCATCTGGATTATATGAATCTTCATTTTTATATGAAAACCTTACTGGATATCAATATTTATACTTAGTATGGGATTATAGAGAGCCAGATTACTCATCATTGGATTATGATCCAGTAGATTATTCAACAACAATTTAAAATATATAAAAATGAACTATACACAAGTCTTAGATTTAATAAATACAAACTTAGCAAGCGCTACAAATATTACAGCTGCTGAACATAGAGAGGTAGAAATAGCATTACTTAATTATGTAAAAACTCAAAATAATTATGTTGGATATATAACTGGAGTTAATTTACCAGTTGGATCAGGAGTTAGTCTTACGGTTAGTGGAGATATATCTTCTGCAGTAGGAACAACAAGTGATGGAGTTTTAATAACGCTTACAACAGCTATGCCGTCTACAAATTATTATGTAAGGTCTTTCGTAGAAAGTCTTGGAACATATACTGCTGATACAGAGATTAGAAGAGAATCGTTTCGCAAAGTATCTGAAACTCAATTCTACTATATTCAGTCAGAAACAAATAGTCAAACACAAAACTTAAAAATTCATTTTGAAGTAATTTCATTAGACTAATAAATGGCAAAAACATTATCATATAGTGAAGCTAGTCAAGGTTGGACCTCATTTTTCTCTTACATACCAGAGAATATGATTGGTATGAACTCTTATTTTTATTCGTTTAGTAATGGAAATTTATACCGTCATAATTCTGATGATGTAGATAGAAATAACTTTTATAACGAACAATACCCATCTAAGATAACAAGCCTATTCAATGTTGATCAATCTGTAGTTAAGAACTTTAATACTATAGCATTAAATAGTGATCACCCTTGGGATACAAATATAATTACCGATTTATCTACTGGATACATAGACGCATCTTTCTTTGAATTAAAGGAGGGAGATTATTTTGCATACATAAGAAGTAATCCAAACACACAAGATTTAAATCTTCGTTCAACTCAGGGGATAGGAACACCTATATCTGTAGACTCTACAATTCCATCAGCAGTTGTAGTTACTTTTGGATATAATCTAGGCAGCATTATAACCATTGGTGCAGATGCTTATAAGAATAACGCTGGAGTCCCATTAAAATTAGGTAAAATAACAAATAAAACAAATACAACTATAACTATAGATGCATCTGGATTAGATGGCAATATACCATTGGTTACGGATTTTATATTCTATTTTCAAAACTCAGTTGCCGAGTCTTACGGTGTACGTGGATATTATATGCAGTTTGAATTAACGAACGAAGACTTAGACAGGGTTGAATTGTTTTCTATTGGAACTAGTATGTTCAAAAGTTTCCCTTAAATTTAGTATCTTTGTACGATGCACGAGTGTAGGTTAGAAAACAGCGAAACATATTACAAAACTCTAGTAGAGTGGTGGACTAAGTGGGACTTTCCAGTACTATTAAAGTCATCTCTACCTAAGAGAATATTTGTAGTAAGTGCAGAAGGAGTTGATTTATATGCAGTTCCAGTTTATGTTAGCGATTCTTCTTGGTGTGGTATTGGATTTATAACTGGTAACAAAGACGCTGAAAAGAAATATAGAAAGAATGCTCTTAACTTTTTGCTTTATAACGTAGAGCAGTATATGAAGAGTTTAGGATATGATCTTATTATGACAGTAAGTGGAAATCCAGTATTAAAGAAATTATTTGAAGATAGTAATTACAACTCGTCTTCTAAAAATATTGTTGAATATATAAAAAAAATATAGTATGGGAACAGCAGCAGGAACAGTAGGTGGAACTCCACCAGTTGGAGGAGCGGCAGGCGGATTGTCTAAAGCAACTCCGTTTATTGGAATGGGACTTTCTGCTATTAACATAGCTGGAGATTTAGTTGAAGCAGGCAAACAAGCTGACGCTCAGAAATCTGCTGAAAGAGCAGCTGAAACAGCAGCTAGAAAACAAGAACAATTATTAAGTCAAGACTTTTTTAGCGCGTTACAAGTACCAACAGAGGCTTATAATAGAGCTGCAAGAGAAACTACTGCTCAGGTTGGTCAAGCGGTAAGCGCGCTGCAAGAGGGAGACTCTCGTCAGTTAGCTGGAGGGCTTGGAAAAGTTGCTGCTGCTGGAATAGAAGGAGAGGCCCAGACAAGAGATGCTATGGCTCAAGACTTATATAAACTAGGCGTAGCACAGGCACAATCTGCTATGAATGTTAATCAAAATTTAGCTGATTTAGAAGCAGAAAGATTAAAGGGCGCTCAAGCTGCTGCTGCTCAATCAAGAGCTGCTGAATTAGGTTTATATAGTGGAGCTGCTAAAGCAGGTGCTGGTATTATAAATACTGGACTTGGAATGATTAATTCATTTGGAATGGACAAACAAGCGCCTCAAACTCCAGCTCAATTAGCTCAAACAGCTGCTTATTATAAACAAGCTCCTCCAGGGATGTCTATTGGATTTGGTCAAACTCCAACTCAACCAACATCTACAAATGCATTTGGACCTCAAAATACTTCTACTCCAGATTGGATGAACTCATTATCATTTTTAAATAAACCGCAATAATATGCCAGAATATAGAGGGATAGTAAATCCAGCCGAGGTTAAAGCAACTCCAACATTTGATTGGAATACTGTTATTGGTGATGTTCAGAAGTCATTAGTAGCTAGTGAAGCTGCTCGTCAGGCTAATAGAGATAAATTAGAAAAAGATACTAACGACACTCTTACCGCAATAGGTAAGGTTACTCTTGGTAAGGATGAGGCTTTGAACACAAAACTTACTGAGGCTGCTTATAACTTTAAAAACTCAGTTGGCGATTATGCTAAACTAGTTCGTGAAGGAAAGGCTTCTCAGAAAGATTTCAATATGTTTAATCAGAATGCGATGGATACCTTTAATCAGATTGATGCTGTAGGTAAAAATGCAAAGGCTGCTTATGATACATATATTACAGAAAGTAAGGCTGGTAATTTATCTGCTGCCTCTGACTATATGGCTCAAACACTTGGACTAGCAGCGTCTTTAAAGGATAAAAATATTATAATGGATCCTAAGAGCGGTAGAGGTTTTATTGCTGGCAAAGATCCTAATGATGTTATTGAAGTTAACTGGCTTAATAATGAAAGAAATTTACTTATACCAAAAGTACAATTAGATAAAGAACTTGATGCTCAGTCAGATAAGATAGCTGAATTTATAAGAGTTGGTAGAGTTGGTGCTGGTGGTATATGGACTATTGATGATGCTACTGCGCGAGCTGGCTTTACTAATTTTGAAAATAATGTAGCTAATGGGCTTACAAGCAATCCACTAAGTGCATTATCTGTATTAGCTGACTATGGAGATATAAATGGTAAGAGATATACTCCAACTATAAATCAAGAAGAGGCCAAGAAAGATCCATCTAAGATATATATTCAGTTAAATGCTTCTGGAAATCCAGAACCAGTATTAACTAAAGAGCAAGATACTGCAGCAAAGGAAACTGCTAAGAGGTATTTAAGAGAGAGATTAAAGTACGAACAAAAACAAGTTGAAGAAACTTATAGAGCTCCAGTATTTGCACCTAAAGAAGACAAACCTGCTCCAGTAATTCCAACAACTCAAGATATAAGATATACTAGCTCAACTGAGATTGGTGGTAAAAAAACATCAAGATCTGGATTCACAATGGATGTCCCAGTTATAGATAAGTCTACTGGAGCTGCTCAAAATCTTAAGGCTATATATATTGATCCAGTAACTAATGAGTTACAGATGAAGATAGAAGAGAAAAATGTAGTTGACGGAGTTACAACCGTAGCAGATGTTACTTATTCTAGTAAGAAAAAAGGTGATGTAGCTCCTGATATTTCTAAAATATCTAATATAGCTACACAAATATACGATCCTAAAAGAAGGAGATATTTAAAAGGGTACCAAGAACTTTATGATTACCTTAAGCCTCAGGCAGTAGCAAACTGGAAGGCTATTCAAAGAGGTGGAGGAGCACAGACAACAGCAAGTGGAATTAAATTTACAGTAGAATAATTATGCCAAAAAAAGTAAAAGCAAACGGGAAAACATTTACATTTGAAGATGATGTAACTAACGAGCAGATAGGTATAGCAATAGATGAATATTTTGCTGGAGTAAAAAAAAAAGTAGCTACTCAGCCTACTGCTCCAAAAAAGCAGTTGGCTTCTCCTACACAAACTCAAACTACTCCTACTTCCTCGGATACAGAAGAAACTCAACCTCTTGTGGAATCGGATGGTTTAGGTGGACCGCCTAAAATGAAAACATTTACTGGATTTACACCTGAAGAACAACAGACTCTTCAGGCTAAGCCTGGTATTAAGATACCTAAAACTTCAGAATTAACAAGTAAAAGATTAAAACTACAAAACGAACTATCTAAAATAAAAGTTACTCCAAAAAATCAAGATGAAATATCAAGAAAAACAGATGAACTTTCTTCTGTGATTTTTGAACAAGATATTATTAAATATAATAGACTATCTGAAATAGAGCAACAATTTAAAACAGCTAAAGATGATGAGGCTGCTGATATTGAAGCTGATAAAAGATTAAATGACGCTCTTACAAATACTGGTATTTGGAATAATGTAAAGTCTGCATCAATAGACATGTATAATGCTGTTTTAGATCAACCTGCGTTAAGAGCTATTGGAGCTGATAAATTAAAGGCAGATACTGATGTTTTATCAGATGAAAAGAAAGAAGTTTTAAAAGATGCTGCTAAAAATAAAATACAACTAAGCGATATTGAAGTAGAAGAACGTGCAAAGCAACTATATAAGAATAAGCAGAAGGACTATATAGAGACTGATAACTTAAATTCATTCTTAGATAATCTTGATGAAAGCGATAAAAATCTACTAAAACAAAGTAGAAAAAATTTAGGTGAGCACTTACAAGAAAATAATTTAAAGGAAGAAAAGGCTATAAATGCCTATGAGGTAATAGGAAATAAAAAAATAAAGGAATATAAGACTATAGAGCAAGAACTTCTTAAATACAAGAATAACAATCAACCTCTTCCAAAAGACTTATATGATTCATATGTTTCTTTAGGAAATGAGATAGTTGGCATTGGAAATAGTATACAAAAAAGACAATCTATAATAAATAAAAATAAGGAAGATTTAGGTACTGTAAAACAAGAATTTGATTTATTAAAAAGAAGATACGGAGATATAGATAATGCAGTTACAAATATTGGATTAGGAGGAACTAAAATATTAAATGGAATATTAGGTTTTACTAATTATGCTGCTAAATTTACAGGTGGTGCTCAAGGTCAAATATATTCTTTGGCTGGACAACAGGTTACAGATAAAATAAATGATTATATATCTGATGAAGAAAGTCAGTTAAGAAAGTCAGTTGAAAGTATTGAAAGTCCTGAAGGATTTGTAAATTATGCTTCTGATATTATGTCTAAACAGATTCCTAATCTAGTAGCAACATCAACTGGTATAGGCGGACTAGGTATTATTGGTATATCATCTACTGGAGAGAAATTCACCGAAATGAATAAAGAAGTCCTTGATGGAAAGGCAACTTATTCACCATTGCAAATGGCAGTAGCTCCAGCTCTATGGGGTTCTGCTGAGGTAATATCTGAGATTCCTACACTATCAATACTTACAAAGGGAGGAAGAGTTTTTGATTCTATTGTAAAGAATGAAGGAGATTTAATAAAAAAAACAGTAAAAGAAAAAGCTAAGGAATGGGCCAAGGATTGGTCTGTTGATATGGGTAAAGAAGTTGCTGGAGAAGAATTTACTAATTTCACACAAAACTTTACAAATAAATATGTTTTAGGTAAAAAAGACGTAGGTTTATTAGATAATACTGGTACTGTACTTAAGGATACGTTTACACTTACAAATATACTAAAGGCTGCACCACACATTGCTGGAGCAATACTTAAGTCACACCAAGACAATAGTGATTTAAATGTATTGGATGAGAATTCAAGAAAAATTATTGACTTTTCAAAACAATTAGAGAACGAATCATTAAACGATACTGAAAGATCTGTAATTACTAAACAGATAGAAAAGGCTACGGCTCAAAACTCTAAGATAATAGCTAATACAATAGAAAAGGTAAATAATATGCCTGACGACGTGTATAGAAAGATTATTGATTTAAACAATAAAGTTGCTGATATTAAAACAGAGGCTGTTGCTATAAATGAAGGTAACTTGTCAAATAAATCAGAACTAATTAAATCTTTAGAGTCTGACTACAGATCTGCTCAAACAGAAAGAAATGCTCTGATAGATGCTAAGTATGAAGCTAAACCTGAAATAGTTGCTGAAGAAGTTAAGCCTACTGAAGAGGTAATTTCTCCTACAATTGAATTAAAAAAAGGAGAGGAATTTATAGATACCGCTAAAGATAAGAAAGGAAATACTTATACTTATGTAGCTGAAACAACTGAAAAAGACGGACTCAAGACTACTAAGTTTAAATTTAATAGAAGTGATAAAAGTACTGAACAGAGAGCTAGTACTGGTGTAGATACTGATAAGGTATTAGATAAGTATGGATTTGATATATCTGAAGATGAAATTCCAGAAGGATCTGAAATTACTAAAATATATGAGATAAGAGATGGTTTATTTAATGGACAGAGAAGTGTTGTAGCTACTGTACTTTTCAAAGATCCTGAAACTGGAGATACATTTAAAGGTGAAATTAATTTAACACCTAAAGTAGAAGCTAAACCTACTAAAACAGAAACAAAGGTTATATCTCCAGAGACATCATCAAACTATGGTAACCTTACAGAAAACAAGGAAGGTGACTTCGTGTTCTTCCACGTTGGAGGAAAGGGTTATGAGACTATAAAGAAATCTACTGGAGGTACCACTGCAACTTCAAGAGAAGAGGCTGGTGCGCTTAGTAAAGTTGGTGGAGTTGCAATGTACTATACTAAGCCAGGTGACACCGAGAGAATGGTTAGTGGAGAGGCTAAGTATGCAGTTACTATACCAAAAGAAAAGGTATACGATGCAAATACTGATCCTAATAACTATACTGAAGAAGCTAAGGCACGTCACGAAGAAGAGAATCCTGGGAAGGCATTTGATGCCAATTCAAAGCTAGCATATATCACTAAGATAGCTGGTGAGAATGGTTATGATATGGTAGTTTCTGAGTGGATGGACAAAACAAGGGCTCAGACCACTAAAGAATTTGCTCCTACAGATGTTCAGTTAAAGGAAGGCGACAAAATAGCAAAACCTTTTGAGGAAGAATACATAGATAATACTGCAAAGGGGTATAAATCTATTATTCCAGAATCTAAAGAGGCAAAACTTAAAGCTGTTTATGATGCTATTAATGTTGAAAAGAATAAAATAGGCAAGTACGATAAATTATACAAATTATCAACTTCTGACTTAACCAATGTTTCTCAGGAAGAAATAACAAAACTTATTGAGGCAGATGAAGATCTTTCTCAAGAAGTTAAGGATAAATATACTGAGGCACTAGCTTATGAGCCAGGTAAAAGACGTACAGTAAATATAGTTGGTAAACCTGTAGACGTTAAGAATGCTCCAGAAGGAAATCATTTAAATATAGGACTCCTTGAAGGAAGAACCGAAAAAGTAATGACTCCTGAAGATGTTTTATCAAAACTTCCTAAAGATATAAAGGTAATATCTTATTCTGAAATAGAAGGAACTGAACCTAGTATTTCTGTAAAAATATCTCGTCCTTTAACTACAACTGAAATGTCTAATTTTTTAGAGGATACCAAACAACAAGCTATCCCACAATTATCTAATAAAAAGGGTGTTTTATACGATGTTGAAAGAGGAACTTCTGAAGGATGGGGTGAATTTAATCCAGAACTTTTCGTAACACAGGACGGAAAGAATTTAGCTGAAGTTAAACAAACTGTTGCCAAATCAAAACTTGAAGCGTTTAAGGCTAAGTATATTGATAAACCAGTGTACGATAGAGCTAAACTAGACACTCAGGTTGAGAATGCTAAGAAATCATTATCTAAATTACTTCCCGATGTTAAGTTCGTAGTTCATGATACTAAGGAGTCATTTATAGGAGTAGCTGGTAAGAATGGAAGAGGGTATTACGATCCAGCAACTAAAACAATACATATAAATGCTTTGGAAGCTAACGCTAGAACTGTTGCTCACGAGGTGTTCCACTCTGTATTACTTGACAAGGTTAAGACAGATGCAAATGCTAGAGATTTGACCAAAAGAATGGTTAGTGCCATCTCTAAAACCCTTGAAGGTAATCCTGAACTTAAGAAGAATCTTGATGATTTTATTAAGAACTATGATGAGAATATCCAAAGTGAAGAGAAGGTTGCTGAACTTTTTGGTTATCTTGCTGACGGATATGAAGGATTTGATGCTCCAACTAAATCTATAATTAAGAGAGCTATGGACCGTCTTGCTAAGATTTTTGGTTTAAAACCATTCACAGAAGGTGAGATTGTAGATATGCTTAAAACATTATCTGGTAAGGTTGCCACTGGTGAAGAGATTGTCGCTAAAGATGTTGAAATATTTAAAGGAGGAGAAAAAGTAAATAATCCATCAGATGGATTATCAAAAAGATGGTCATATGGAAATGATAAAGTTAATATTGAAATTAAATATTTAGAACAAGATAGGGTAGACGAGTTAATAAAACAAGGATTATTAATCGAACCTGAAAACTTATCTGAATTAAATGGTAAAAGAGTTGTTACAACATCTCCAGATGATATGTTAGTTGGTTCTATATTTGTAAATGGAAAAGAGGTAGCTGTTGGTAATGGCGGTGTTTATTTTGTAACTAAATTTGGAGATGTATGGGCAAACTCTAACAAAGGAGTAGCCAATGGATTAGCAAACGCAATCAATGAAACATATGACTCTGAAACTGGTAAATCATATTTAGTTTTAGTAAAAGGAACTGACGCTAAATTAGTAAGTAGTCCTCAGGGAGTTACGTCAAGTTTAGCGGTTACTGAATCTATGATAGATGCTGGATTATTTAGTTTGTCTGATTTTAGATCAGCTGTTAGATCAGCTGTTAAATCAAATGGAGGAAGTATATCTTTATCTCCTAACGGAAGTGCTAAAGTATTAAAATCAGAAGTAGATAATTTCTTTAAAGATGTAACTTCATCTACATTTGAAAAAAGAGGTAACGTATTAAGAGATATAGTTTCTAATTTAGCTAAGTCAGAAAGTGCAAAAAACAATAAAAATGAAATTATTAGTTTTTTGGATGGAGATAAAAATAAAGGATTAGGTGTAGGTAAAACAGAAAAATCACAAAGTTTAATTGATTTAATAGCTAAAACATCTGCTGAAAAATTAACTAAAGGATTAAATACTGGAGATGTATATGCTGTTATAGAGATAGATGGAAAAGTAAAAGTAGTTCAAGATAGTCATCAATCATACCCATATCATATTAAAATTGTAGATGAAAATGGAAATGTATCTAATAAAAAACCTGTACTTATTCTTCCTAAAACTAGATCAAATGGTAAAGAAATATTAACTAGTTTAGAAGGTAAAACAGCTAAAGAATTAGGAACTGCATTTTCTGGAAGAGTAGGAGCTACTGCAAATATGCCTTACGGCAAAGGAATTATAATGGATAATCCTAAAGGTAGACTTCAAGAAACTGAGGATTACTCAGATATGAAGGATATTGTTAAGGATATGATCGATGATGGTATGTCTATCACAGAGATCAAAAAAACTATAGATAGTGAATTAGGTGCTGATCAGGTTTCATTAGCTGAGAGAGCCTATAATGATCTTACAACAGTAGTAGTTACTACTAATGATGTCGAGGCATTTAGAGATAAGGTTAAAGATATCCCAGAGTCTGGTAAGGTTGGTAAGTACTTAAGCGGTGAAACTATAGAAAGAGTAGAAGGTGAAGCTCCTCGTAATATTCAAGAGACAGATATTATGCCTCTTATTGAGGCTGGTGCTCATGGTAAAGAAACTGTGGCTATGGCTAAAGAAGTTTATGGAGATAAGTACATTGAGAAGACTCTTGAGTTCCTTGATACTGCAAACTTAAAGGCTCATGAGAAGGCTCTTCTATATGTATCTCTTGAAAATGAAATGTTTGACTTGGTTAAAGATAATCCAAGCCTTAAGAAATTACAGGATTTAGTTAGAGCGAAGTCACAACAGTTCTTAAGAGAATCTTCTCTAGCTATTAATATGGGTAGGTTAAGAGCTATAATGAAGGATGGTTTTAATTACGAGACCATTACTGATCAGTTCTTATCTGTAGAACAATTAAGAGCTAAAAAAGATATTGAGAAGGCTATTCAATCTGATGCAAATGCTATTCAGAAAGAGTATGAAGGAATGGTTAGTGAGTCTGATTTAGAACAACTTATATTAAGCGGTGTTGAGAAACAAATAAACGAGATATATAAGAAACTTCCTACAGCAAGAAGAGTGAAAGCTGATAAGGCCATAACTGCCTTAGAAAATATTCAGAAAAAACTTAAAGGCAGGGCTTATGATGCCACTATTGGTCTCCCTATAGCTCTTATTGACTCGGGTATAACTGTAATTAAAAACTCTATAAAGGCTGGTGTAAATATAGCCGATGCTATTGAACTTGGTATAAACCATATCAAAGAAAAGTATGGTAAGGATTGGGCAAATGAAGATAGATTTAGAGAGGATATGACTCAAGGATTTAAAACTGAAGGAATATCTGAAAAAGAAATTAAAGCTAAAGAGCTATCTAATAAGGACATAGTAAATCAGGCTCTAATAGAAGCTGGATTTGGTAAAGAAATTACTGTTAAAAAAGAAAAACGTAAGGTACTTGACTGGAAGAAACTTGCTGGAGAAGAAGGCAGTGTAGATAAAATAAAGGAAAATGTAGAGAAGATAATTGGTAAAGAAGCCGCTAATGATTTGGTGGACGAGTATAATAATCTTAGAGCTAGTATAATTGAAAAATCTTTAAACGAACTAGAAAGAAGAAATATACCTAGAAAGAAGGTAAACTTAAAGACTAGCGCTAAAAAACTTGCTGAACTATATAACTACGGCTTATTTGAGAAAGAATCTGATACATATGACCACTTAATAAATACCGCTCTTGGTATGAATCAATTAGACCAAGAAAGTTTTAATGAAGCTAAAAAATTAGCTTCAAGTTTAGCTGAATTATTTTCTCAAAAAGATAGTAACGGAAATCAATTAAGTCAAGAATATTTAAAACAAGCGGAGAGAGTAATAAACAAGCAAATCGAAAGATTATTAAGTAAGGTGGCTTGGTCTGAATCAAATGGAGCCTATAAAGCTACTGTAGTCGCTAAAGAGTTTATAGGTCTTGCTCAAAGAAATGCGTTAGTATCTGTAGCTCAGGCTGTTGAGAATACAACATCTGGATATATTTCTAGAGCATTCAAGAAGATTGGGTTTATGTTTGACAATGTAGATACAAAGTCGTTGAAGGAATCAAGAAACAAATTAGCTCAAATGACCTTTAAGGATATTACATTAGGTGGAGGTCTTGAATTTGGAGATGTTACATCACCATTTATTACTAAGAGTAAGACTATGGACTTGATAGTAAATGCTAGTGATAGTAAATTATACCACGCATTAGCGTCAACTGCACTTGGAAAACCTTTTCTAGAGTCTGCTGATAGTATGCACAAGGCGGCCCTTGCTCAAGGATTCTTTCATTATAACCTAATAAAGATACTTAGAAAGAAGGGATACTCTAAAACGGAAGCTAAGAATTATGTTTCTGAACAATTAACTGGACAATCATTTGATGATGCGTTAGTTACTGCCAAACAAATTATAGATAAAATAAATGAAAGTGCTGGTAAAAAAGTAATTCCAGACTCTAAAGAGAGTATCTATAGATTTGCAAATGATTTAGTTAATGAAGCTTTAGTTCAAGGAAATAAAATTACACTTGAAGAACTTGAAGCATCTTTGAAGTCTGCTGAAACAGTTGCTGGATTTGAATTAGGTCACGAGCCAAATAATATCATATCAAAACCATTAAACTTATTTAACTCTTGGGTTCAGACTAGGACAGATAAGGCCGTTAAGGATAAGAAATGGAACGATGCTGCTGCGTTAACTGCTGCTTCTATAGTTACTACTAATATACTTAACCCTTATATTGGTGGTGGTACTAACTGGACATTATTGGCAGCTCAGAAGGCTGGTATTCCTACACTAAGTACTATTTATTGGAATATAAAATCAAGAGGAAGTAAGCTTGATTTAAGTACCGAGGAGGGAATGAAGAACCTTGAAAAGGATTTGAAGTACCAACTATTAGCCAAGAATGCTAATACAAGAATGTTTATTGGAGCCGCTGTAACATTAGCCGCATTTGCATTAGCTAAAGCAACAGGCGCAGATGATGACTTGTATGATTGGTTAGAGAAAAATCCTTGGGCAAACAAGTATATGAAGAAGGTAAATCCTCCAGCTGTACAGTTTATGTTGGCTCAAAAAGATAAAAAACTTGGAGAGTTCTTAGGGCAACAGATGAACATAAAGGCAGATGCATTTGATGAGGGCAAGAAAATTCAACAAGCACTTAAGAATGCTGCATCTGGGAAAACTCAGAAAGCGCTAGGAGGAGTTGGTCAATTAGCTGGAAGTAGATTATCTACACCAATTATACCTTGGAGAGTAGTAAGGGATGTTCGTGATATCTACAGAGGATTAAATGGCCTACCAGAGATTAAACACGAGTATAAGGCTAGTGGATTTGCTAGTGGATACTTTCAAGGAGGGATGGTAGAGCAGTTAGGATTAAGGCCTGAAGATGTGAAGGATACATCTGGAGGAAGGCAGTCATCTGGAAGTAGAAGCGAAAGTGGAAGTCGAGGATCTTCTGGAACTAGAACTCAGAGCGGAAGTAGATAACAAAAAAAAAGCCTCCTTATTACGGGAGGCTTTATCTTTTAGTCTATTAAGTCATCAATGTCAACATTATACTCATCAAATAAGCTATTAATGTGCTCAAATACGACGTGAAGTTCATCATCTCCAGACTCATCAATCTTGTAGCTGCACTTCTTGTAGGCATTATGTTTTAATTCCCACAACAGCATAGCCATATCCTTAGATTTTATGCATCTCTTAAAGTCTTGATTCTCATCAAAGTCGTTTAAGTTCCAAGTAATTACTGCCTTGCTCATAGTGTGGTATATCTATTATTCACTATGTGAATATGTTGCGCCTTACCATTTGGGTAGATAACTACGTTTGTATTCATCCACGAGCTTAGTCCTTTATTATACCCAACCCTAAGATGAGTTAGCGTTCCAACTGATAGGTGCCCATCAAGTCTTATAGGTGAGTGTGTGTGCCCTGTTATACTCTTTGTATTCATTTGAGCAAACTGAATAGCGCTACCTCTACTTCCATTGGCTCCTATATGACCATGAACTCCAAGTTCCCAGTCCAATACTCTAAGGCTATCATCGATACCCAAGCAGAACGCATTAGTAACCCCTACTTCCTTTAAGTATAATGGAATGACTCCCTTTCCGTCTTTAGACATTGCTAGCATAGTTGCTAACTGAAGATATGCCATCTTATTATTAGATCTTCTCCAGTCGACATCATTTAACCATCTATCAAGGAATTCATCGTGATTTGAGCGTACTACTCCAAAGTTATACTCTGGATGATTTTCAAAGAACTCAGATAGGTTAGAAAGTTCGTTAAACAAATCATCTGTTCCATCTTCCTCACGCTTAAGTAGTTGAAATGGTTGGTTACGTTCGTGATGAGAAATGCTATGCCCATTGAACGCATCGTGCAATATAATCTGATTGCACTTTAGTTTTTTAGCCATATCAAACGACACCTTAAGAGCCTCTTCATTTGTTTCACCCAAGTGAAGATCTCCAAACACTATTACCGTTGGCTCACTATGCTTCTCTACAAATCCATCATATACTGTAATTTCTAAATCATAGAACGAACCATTTTCATCAGCAGTAACCTGTCTAACGTGGAAGTTATCTCCATCAAGCTCTACCACTACAAATCCTAATGTATGGTGAAACTCACCCTTCTTACCAACCTTTGTGTCGGTGTAGTTCTCTACAGAAACTGATCCAGTTGTTAGTAGCAGCTTCTGAGGGTAACCATCAAGCACTGGTAACGACTTAAGGTGTACTCTAGGGTGTCCTACAATGCACGATTCAAGCCCTGTAAGGCCATTAATTCCAGATAATGGTGTAGATGCTGTTGGTTGAATTTTAAGATCTGATAGGATACATAGGTGCTTATGTATCTTATGTCTATTGGCATCTAGATAAGGTAATACTCTCTCGTGCCAAGAATTCTGAAGCGCATCCTCTTTGTCTTTTAACGACTTACTAGCAGATAATGATATTGGGTTCTTATAACGACCAGCAATAATATGTATTGATGCGTCAATATGTTTAGCGTACGCCTCAATATTTGTTAAGAAACTTTCGTTAATATCCGTCTCTGACTGGCACCACGATATAATAAATCTCTGCTTTGACTCATCGAATATTTTCTTCTTAGCCTCTTGGAATACGTCAGTTTTCTCAATCTCTATATTGTTAGAGAATTTATTCTTCTCAAGCCAATGCGATGCCTTCCTTCTTATTTTATCGCTGTATGGTATAGAATGCAATATACAAGCATTTTCACATGATGCCGTTATTGTTTCTCCACTTAAAAAAAACTGTAGTATTGAATCTTTAAACTCTTGTGTATACTTTTTCATACTTCTTTTTTATTATGTTACGGTAAACATTATTTACAGACTCTTTATTACCGCCTCTACGGTATAGGTACTGCATAACTACTAATATTCTCTGAAGAGGTGATTGTTTATGTTCTTTCATTTAGTTCTATTTGTATTCGTTTTAAATAAAGTGATAGGTCAAGTGCCTCTTCAAGTGCGTGAGTTACCCAACCTTTAAGGTCTATATCAGTTCTGTCAAGTGTGGTATTATATTTTTTAATACCTACCTGAGATCTTCTCAAAAGATCGTCTCTAACAGCCTCTACTACAAAATCCTTTGGAGGACTAAGTATCTCGTGACCATTAACTATAATATCATTTGTTGTATTTGTTGTGTATTTCATATTTTTAATCATTTAGATTGCCTCTGTTAAAGTGAACTTCTTTTTTAACTTGCTCATTAAATTTTTTCCAAGCCTCGACTTCTCCAGGAGTTATCCATTGACCCATTTCGTCAAACCAATATTTATTTTGTTTACATTTTTCACATAATAACTCTTCTGTCCTTGGTCCTGTAGATATTATAGTTCTACATCCATTACAAAGCATAGCTCCTCTACCGTTATTGAATTTATGAATTGGCTCCATCTTTCTCTGTTATTATTTTATATCCAGTATCGATTCTCTTGAAGTCTTTAACTATATAGTTTTTAAATCCAAACGAGTCTAACGGCATTCCTCTTGATATATAAGGACCACCGCTTGGATCTACCATATCAATCTCGTTCTTTAAGCAATCTACCATTGACACGTATTTAAATCCTAAAATGTATTCTTTCTTAATGTCATCGTATTTATGAACAGCGGTTTTAAATTCTTCTATTGTCAATAAATTACCAATGTCTTTACAATAAGCCTCGTATGCCCTTGAGTAATCATTCGGCATTCCAAACCTACACCACTCGAAGTTACCTTCCCCAAGAATGTCGTGGTCCTCATCTTCTGTGAAGGTATAAATATCTCCATATCTATTTTTATACTCTCTCATAACTCCTCCTTATTTGATTGTTGAACATCCTTTAGGACAGCAATAAGAGTAGTGATACTCTTGTTTAATATTGCTACGTCCTTGTCCGCAAGACTTTCATAGATTTCATCTGTTAAGTCATTGATAATCTTCATTGTGTTATTAATATATTCCATATCTTTTTTTTATCAAATTTATAAACAAAATTGTTTATTTGTACAAAAAGTTATTAACAATTCATTCTAACAATAGCGCTAATCCTATCATACACTAGCTCTTCCTTATGGTATGGTATCTTATCCATTAGAGCGTATAACCTATTATTTGTTGGTTTCTTCAT